ACCTTGAACACCGAAACCTTGGGTTCCTTGAATTCCAAATTGCCCAGAAATTCCTTGTGTTCCTAATAAACCTTGAACACCTTGGACACCTTGTAAACCAAATCCGTCATTTCCTTGAACACCTTGTGTTCCTAATAAACCTTGAACACCTTGGACACCTTGTAAACCAAATCCGTCATTTCCTTGAGTTCCTTGTAAGCCTTGTGTTCCAGTTGTACCTTGTGCTCCAGATAGACCTGCAGATGAAGGTGCTATTGATTGCCAAATAGTACCATTATATTGTAATATGTCAGATGATGAAGCACTACCGGATGAAACGTCAGATAACATATCCAATGTTGGTGCCCCACTATTCAGTGTTGCTAAATCAACATTTCCTGAATCAAAGTTATAATTAATATTCTTATTAGCAGTGTCAGTAGCAACACTTAAGGCATTACCTAATGCTACATCTGAATTGGATGAACTAAAACCTCTAAACTCTAAAGTAGTTCCATTCATTCCACCAAAAACGTTTTGTCCACCTATACCTATATTAGTACCTTGGTTTATTTCTCCACCGGCAGATGTATTAATAAGTTTAACGGCATTAACTGTGGTATCATATTGTAATTGGACGCCATCTCCTGCAATTAATCTAAAGGTATCATTTGCTATTGTAGAATTTAATAATACATCATTAGCAGCTCCTAGGCTAGGTGTGACTCCAGTATAATTAACAATAATCTTACCATAACTATTTGATGCTCCTACTGTAACATCTCCGGTTCCAATACCACCAATGACATCCCATTCACTAGTTACAAATGTACCTTGTGTAGTTCTTTTATTTGCTCTCCACCAAACTAAAGTTTCTGTTACTATACTAGTACTTCCGGTAGGATCAGTTACTTCTACTGGGTGATATATGATATGCCCTGTGTTATATGTTCTATTGTCTACCCAAGGGTTAGCTACCGCTTTAAAGTTTTCATCTACCTCACCATTAAAAAGTTCTCTTTTAACTTCATTTCTATAGATGATGTATTCTGTCAGATTGAATGCCATTTATACTAGTCTTTTTTTATTTATTCAGGAGGTTCATTAATAATGTTAACATCATCATACGGAAATTCAGATGTGTCACGTTGTGCAATAAAAGCTTCTCTTAGTTGGTTTAGATACCATGTTCCTTCAGACCATCCAGGTATAGCATAACACGGTGAATAAATCCCTGAAGTATATATCCTATTAATCTCACTCCAATAACCTTTATAATCATTGACTGATTTATTTATGAATTCTATTTGTCTATTAACTAACACTGACCTTTGTGCATTTCTTTGTATATCAAAAGAAGACCCCGAAGTTAATTTAAAGTCACCAGTTAGATCTGATGCCCTGTACTCTGTAACAAATTCATATAAAGAACTACCTCCTAAAAACAATTGTATACTTGCTAAGTCGCCTACATAGCATGGATCAAATGGTACATAATTAGTTTGATAAAATAATTCCATTTCAGCAACACTATTAAAATCAGTGTACTCTGATTTACCTGCAGCCTGATCATAAAATCCTATTCGGATTTTAGTCACATCTATTTTATACTTTTTAAGATAAGTAAAAAAGTCAAGGGATAGTTTAAATGTTAGAGCTTCGACGACCAAGAGGTTATACTATTTTTTGTATATATTCAGCTCTTTATTGTGTGGTAGTCATTTAATAGGTTAGAAATTTTACCGTGTGTCACATTACATTCATTAAAAATCTGAAGATGTTCAGTATCTCTGTAGTCTTGTATCCAATAAACATGCTTAAAACCAGCATTAACTAAAATTTTAGTACACATTTTACAAGGTGATAGAGTTAGAAGTATTATGTAATTTTGTGGATCGTATTCTTGGAACTTGGCAATCATATTTACCTCAGCATGAATAAAGCCACTTTCTCCTGGTGTTAAAGAATCTTCTTCAGTTCCAGTATCATTATTAGTTTCAGCTCCGCTGTAAGAACCATTATAACCAAAACTTGCTATTTTACTAAAATCCTTTTTTAAAGCCATACACCCAACCTTAGTAGTAGAAGAATTTGAAAGATCTCTAATACTTAATAAAATATTAGTGAATGCTTTTAGTTTTATTTGAAGTCGCTGAAGTTTGGGATCCATTTTTGTTTAATTAAAGTAGCTTTCATTTTTACCTCAGACAAATCTTTGTTAAGACTGTTTGCAATTCTTATGTTTTCTTTATCGTCATCAAAGAATTTAAAATTTCTAAATCCCATTTGAACAAATTTCATAAAGGCATCCTTTTTCTTTTGTGCAGTAGAGCCAGTGAATCCTAAGTTAGGATCATTGATTGCGAATATAAAATCAGGATTAACATCTACACCGTTATGCATTAGAAAATCATAAATAAGTTTTGAGTCATCTCTCGCAGTAATAATTCCAACTGCAGTACCTTTTGCAATTGTTCTTTTAAGTATTTTGAAAACCCAGTCAATTATTTTACCAGCCTTAAGAATTTCTAAATCTCTAAAGTCATTAAAATCAAACTCATCATGCGGCTTGGTTTTAAATGTATTAAATTCCTGTGGAGTAAGATCAATTTCATATCCTGTTTTTGGATTAAAAACTTTAATTTTACTTTTGGTTACAATTAAAGTATCATCAACATCAAAGACAGTTATATCTTTCCCCCACTTTCTATACTTCTCAAATAAATCCATACAATATATATCAGTTAATTTCTTTTACTTTACTACAGGTGAGATATGGAACGGGTACATTAACAATTTCTCCCATTCTCATATATATGTTTTACTACCGGAAACCTTAATGAATATCCACCGTTTTGATTTTGGCTTTCTTCAAAATATTGAACAGTTACAGTTTTACCGATTAGTTCATTATGATTGTTGAGGTAGTGTTCTCTTTGTTCTTTAGAAAATCCAGATCCTACACTTACACGGTTACCTTTATGTTCAATAATAATATTACTTAAACCCTCCTTTTCAACTTGTTTTCCATTTTCTGTCCATCGCATTGTACCGTTCATACATTCTAGGATTGTATATTCAGCATCATGGAATTTTTTAACCTTTAGAAGATTATGGCTTCTTTTACCTTCATAGCCGATATTCTTTCTAACCATGATTCCTTCAAATCCAGCATCTTCGGCTTCTTTTGCCATCTCAGTAAATTGTTCCTCTGTGGTTAGTTGATCCTGTGGTAAGAATTCTAACATAGAAGAGTTAATTCCTTCTGGTAAAATATCATAACCATTCTTAAGTCTTTCAGTAAGCGGTGTAGTTCCAGTCTTATTATCAAATTCATCTAAAGTTAAATAATCAAATACAAAGAATTTAGGATTTTCAATTTGATGGTCCTTCTTTCTGATTTGTTTCATAATTCCTTGGAAGTCTTCATTACCATCTTTATCTACCATACAGATTTCTCCATCTAAAATAAAGTCTCCACCTATCTTAGAAATTTCATTTTCTAAATTACCTAAGGTTGTAAATTCTTTACCGTTTCTTGAAAAGAATGTTACAGTATTCATTTCCTTTCTACAGATACATCTTACTCCATCCAATTTTCTGGATCCGTACCATTCTCCACTTTGAAAATCCACTCTCTTAGGATTATATGCATTTGCTAAAGCGACTTTAAAGGTAGGAATTAAATCTGGGTGGATTGCCTTATTGATAGAGGTAGTTCCACATCCCATATTAAGGTCCCGGTTTAACATGTAGTAAATAATATCTTCCCATTGTTTATTCTCTAGGACAAACCTATTTACATTTGCAATTGCCGTATGACCGGTACATACCCTATTTCTTAAATCATCCAATAAGGTAAAAATACTACCGTATGTATTTGGGTGACCTAGTAGATCTGAGTTCTTTTTGCAATTCCTAGGAGTTACGTTGTACTTAAAATAAGGATTGTAAGTATAGAAGAAAACCTTCTGTAAGAATTCTCTATCAGAATTTTCATCAGAGTTATCAGCATACTTTTTAAGAGTTGCAATTTTATGATTTCCTGAAGAAGAAGATCGCATTTCATCCAAGAAGGATTGTAGATAAGTAAGGTTTGTGTATTCAGTCATATTCCGTTTATTTAATTATATTATAAATATAATCAATTTAATTGGGAATTGAAAATTTTTGGGAGACTTTTTTTAAAAAGTTATTAACAATTTTTTAACTGATCTTGTATAGCTTTAAGCTTGGCGCATTTTTCAAAATCTTCCTTTTCTTCAAAATGTTCAATAATTTTATTTAAACTACCTATTCTATTTCGTGCTGTTGTTTCCTCATAATTTAAAACATGAGAAGGAAACATTACAATTACATTATAACATAAGTTCATATATTGATCCCAGCTACCTGTTTCCATTTGATCCAACAATGACTTCATAAACTCCTCGTCGCTATATTCCATTTTCTAAATCTTTCATCTTTTTTATAAGCTCTTCCTGTTTCTCAGTTAGAGACTCTGGTAAATTAACTAATATGTTTACAATTAAATCACCTAATACATCAGGATTATTGTAATTAGGAAACCCTTTACCTTTTATTCTAAGCATAGTACCATTCTTAACACATTTAGGTATGGTATAAGTTATAGTTTTACCAAAGACATTCACTTCAGCTTTACCTCCTAATAATGCATCATATAAGCTTATATGTTTTATCGTATGTAAACCTTTTTGGTCTAAATAAAAGTTAGGATTATCCAGTATTAAGATAGTTAAAATAAGATCACCATTTTGTTCTTCAGTCATTCCTTTCTGACCTAAGCCTTTGAGTCTCATTCTTTGCCCAGGTTTAACACCAGGTTTAATTTCTACATTTACTGTTTTTGTACCTATTCTAATTGATCTCTTGCAACCATAATATGCATCTTCCAACAATATATGAATTTGAGTAGTGACATCTCCACCTTTATTATTGTTTGGTCCATATCTTTGGTTAAACATGCTAGAAAAACCACCACCACTACCTGATTTTATAAAATCTTCAAAGAATTCATCTGTGAAACCAAATGGGTTACCTCCTATATTACCTCTTCTCTTAGGATCTGTGATTGCTTCATATGCATCAGCTATTTCTTTAAACTTATCTTCATTGCCTGTAGACTTATCAGGGTGATATTGTTTTGCTAATTTTCTATATGCCTTTTTTATATCAGCTTCATCGGCGTTTCTATCTACACCTAATATTTTATAAGGATCTTTCATTTCCAAAATAACTGTATGCCTATTAAGCTACAGGCTAAGAACAGTGACACTATTGTTTTTGTAGTAATACCTTCACCAAGAAAGTACCAAGTTAAAAATGTAAATGAAATAATACCAGATCCAAATGCAATAAATCTACCTGGCCATAATAGACCATCATAGTATTCTACCATAAACCTAGTACCATAAATTAATATGTAACTTATTGACGTTCCAAATATAACAGATATCAAAAACGGATTCTTTTTAAACCAAGGCCATACAAATTGCCCATTTGTTTGAAACCATATTGCAGCTTGCCCTACAAAGAACAATAAAAATGCTAAAAGTAATTTACTCATTTATATAATATTTATAACCCATACGAACCATGTGGTCCATGTGGTGTTCCATTTGTTTTGCGGTTATCCATACAGAAGGTTCTGGTTTTACAACACCATCTTCTCTTTTATCAAAAGCCTTATTTAAAAACCATTTTTCTTTTTTACTCTCCCACCAAAACCATACCTTTTGCCATGACTTAGGTTTTTTCATATAAACTTTATTACCTTTATCCATGTGAGCAATAAATTGTTTATATGTAATATCTTTATCTGCCATTTTGATTTGCTTCTTTTATTGCAATTTTGTGGAGCTTTTCTTCTAATGCAAATTTTCTTTCATCTAATTTATTGGCTATTTCTAATTGATTAGCAATTCTCTCTAGTACCGATGTTAGTTTTGGAATGTCTTTTTCCAATAATTTGCGACCCATACCTGTTCTTAAAAATTCTGACATAATAAGTTGTTTATTTTTATATGCAAAAACTCGACTTAGTTTTATGAATATATAATCAAAATAACAACATTATGAAAAAAGTACCTTTATTTGAAGACTTTGTGCCTGTAGGCTTTGCTACAGATAATGCAAGATCATTTTCACTAGGAGGAGTTAACAGTACACAAACAGGATATGACATGGATGCTATTGTCGGACCAGTACAAACCCTAGGTAATCATGTAGCAGAACAAGCAAATAGCTATGAATCAAATGATAACACAGAACATACAGCTAAAGCATACATTAAAGAAGCAAAGAAACATATTAATGATAAGATAGATGAAGCATGCGAAACTTATTCAGCGATGGATGAAGCAACGATTAATGAAGGAACTGATATTAGTTCATGGAATCAGGCTGGAATTAAAGGTTCTGATAATGCTCAGATAACTACTTTTTTTGGACCTAAAGACATTGAAGATTTTGGCTTAGGTAGAAAATGTATGCAAATAAACATAGGAAGAAATTATGTTCAATTAAATCCTGCTGATATTGTAGAATTAAAGGACCTTCTTAAAAACTATAAAGTATAATATGATACCTAAATTTGAAAACTATTGCTTTCTCATCAACAATTTCAACTTAAATGAAGCTTCTGATTATGAATTTAATCCTAGTGAAGCTGCTACAAGATTAAAGGCTAGAGAAAAAGAAAATATCCAAAGATATAGAGCTGCTCAAGATAGAGGTGATAATTATGCAATTGAGCTATACGAACTAAAAATTAAAATGGATAAAATTGACCTTGAAGGATTAAAGGTACAAACTGCAATTCACCAACTTAAACAAAAGAATGGAAAATAATGGAAAATAATCAAGAAAGATCAGACTTAAGTAAAATTCGTCACTTTAAAGGTACAGTAAAAGATTTTAAAAATTACTGGGATGAAATGGCTGGAACTGAAACTAATGCGTTCGGTACTCCAGAATATCAAAGCTTTAATGATGTACATCCAACTCGCGGTGCTAA